GCCTGATATTTTAAAAACAATATCAGCTGCTACTGCCATTAAAACTTTTGGATCTCAACTTATAGATAAAAATAAAGAAAAACTGATTGTTGGTAATCAATCTAAAACAGGTCAGTTAGATGATCAATTAAATGCTTTAACTGTTAAAGAAAATCAAGCAGGTGAAACACAAAAATCAACAGTTGAAAAAGCTCAAAAAGATTATAATTCAAAACAAATTACTGAAAAACAGTATAATGATATAAAAGCAGCTGCTGAAATTGCTTATAGAGCAACAGTAGCAGCTATAACTGTAGAGCGAGAAAAAATACAAAAAGATAAAGATGCTATACAAAATGATCCTTATACTAAAATAAAACAAAGGCAAAAAGCATTCAAAACCAAAATAAAAGGATTAAAGAAAAAATCCCAAAGTGAAGAAACAAAATCTAACATAGATTTAGCTAAACAAGTAGCTACTAATGCTGCTAAAAGTTTAGTACCTATAATTGCTTTACAACTTGTTAAACAGTTTTTTAATATAGTTACTCAAAGAAAAAGATTAGAGCTTTTAGTAGATCAAGTAAATGCTTATATAGATACTCAAGTAAAAGATGAACAAACAGTTATTATTGCTACTAATTTAAGAAATAATGCTATTACATTAATTAACAATAGTGCTAAAAAGTTAGAAAATCTAAAAAAGACCTTAGACAGAATAGTTAAAACATTAGCCATAATTTCAGCTGTTATTGCTGCTCTTCAAATTATTTTAAGTTTACCATTTCCGTTTTTAATACCTATTAAAATACAATTACAACCAAGATTACAAAAATTATTAGCATTAGTAGCTGCTTTAACTACTATTTTAGCTATTGCTAGTACATTACTTGGAAATGAGGTTAATAGAATACTTGAATTAAAAGAAAGATTAAAAGAAATTAGTTTAAAACTAGACGGAAAATCATTAGACAATTTAGCTAATTTATCTGATCTTTTTCTACCAACTGGTTTAGATTATCCACCATATAAAGGGTTTACATTTAAAATTAAAGAGGAAAATAATCCAAAATATCAACAAAACTTACAAGGATAAAATATTTATAAATATGAACGCAAAATTATTTAAACAATTAATTAAAGAAGCGGTTCGCGAAGCAGTTCGTGAAGAAATTGGTGTGATGTTACTAGAACAAAAGAAACAAGAGTTAACTGAAAGTAAAACAGTTAGCTTTACTAGTAATGATATACCAGTAAGTGGAGATGCTAAAGCAGCTTTACGCAATAAAATGGGAGCTATGTTTGGCTATGAACAATCTCAGCCACAATTAGCAGTTGATCAAAAAACTGATAATCCGTTTGCTGCTTTTATTGCTGATGCTAGAGCTAACATGACTGCTCAAGACTTATCAGGATTAAGAAACTTAGGATAATATGCCAATACCTCGCGTAATACGAGTAAATCCATTAGATTTACAGAAAAATATTGCAATTGGGGTAGCATTACCTTTTGATGCTCCTGGTGTATTTAGAAGTACTTATACTACTAAGGATCAAATCAAATCTAATTTAGTTAATTTATTATTAACTGATATTGGTGAACGAGTAATGAATCCTGGATTTGGTACTAATTTAAGGCGTTTTATATTTGAAGGAATTACAGAAACAAATATAGAGGCTTTAAAATCAAATTTAATAAATAGTGTATCTATTTATATTCCTGAAGTAACAGTACAAAATATAACAGTAACACCTAATGTTGATTATAATTTAATTAGTTTAAGTGTTGATTATATATTAAATATATCTAATACACCCGACCAAGTAACAGTACAATTTCAATAATAATGGCTAACGAGGATAGAAATATATCATATTTAAATAAAGACTTTACAAGTTTTAAAGCAGCTTTACAGCAATATGCTAAAACTTATTTTCCAACAGCATACAATGACTTTACCGAAGCAACACCAGGTAACTTGTTTATTGAAATGGCTTCGTATGTTGGTGATGTAACCTCGTTTTATTTAGATACTCAAGTACAAGAAAATTTCTTATTATATGCTAAGGAAAAAGAAAACCTATATGCAATGTCATATGTTATGGGTTATCGTCCTAAGGCATCATATGCTTCAAGCACTATTGTAGATATATATCAATTAATTCCTATTACATCAAGTGGTGGAGTATCATCCCCAGATTATAATAATTATGGATTAATTATTCCTGCTAACACTTATTTAACTTCTAATTCAACTGGAATTAGATTTTTAACTACACAACAAGTTGACTTTACTGAAACAGGTAGTACTGAAATTACTTTTTATGATAATAATAATTTCTTATTTAAAAAATCAGTTCCTGTCATTTCAGCTGAGATAAAATCAACTTCAATTACACCTCCCCAAAATCAAAAATTTGGAACTGTTAATATTACTGATTCTAATATTTTACAAATATTAACAGTAACTGGTAGTGGCGGCGGAAATGATATTTGGTATGAAGTACCTTATTTGGCCCAATCTTCAGTATTTAAAAAAATAGCTAATCCTAATTTTACAACTGACCAGGTACCTTATTTATTACAATTACAAAGAGCACCTCAACGTTTTGTATCTAGACTTTTATCTGATAATACTTTACAGCTTGAGTTTGGTGCAGGTTTATCTCAAACATATACTGATAGTCAAATTATTCCAACAGCAGCTTCAATTGCTACTGGTCAAGTACCTGGTATATCTGATTTAACTAATAATTATAATGAGGCTTCTATATTTTATTCTAAAGAATATGGAATTGTTCCTGTTGGGAGTTTAAATGTAAAATACTTAGTAGGTGGTGGTATTACATCAAATATACCTGCTAATGATTTAACAATTATTGATACAGCAGGTGTTTATTTTAAAAATGGAGACCCTCCAAACCCTGCTATAACAGGATCTGTTTTAAATAGTATAATTTCAGCAAATCCTATCCCTTCAACAGGTGGTAGAAATGGAGATACAACAGATGAAATTCGTCAAAATGCACTTTATTCTTATTCAACTCAATTAAGAGCTGTAACTAAGGATGATTATATGGTAAGAGCATTATCAATGCCTTCTGATTATGGTGTTGTATCTAAAGCTTATATTTCTCAAGATATTAATAGAAATCCACAACAAACAGTAGCTACTATTCCTCAAAATAATCCTCTTGCTCTTGATTTATATATTTTATCTTATAATAATAATAAACAATTAACACAAGCCTCTAATACATTAAAAAACAATTTAGTAACCTATATTAACCAATACAGAATGGTTACTGATGCTATTAATATTAAAGATGCATACTATATTAATATTGGTGTTAATTTTGATATTATAATATTAAGTGGTTATTCAAATAAAGAAATATTAACTAATTGTGTTACTGTTTTACAAAATCACTTTAACATTGATAATTGGCAAATTAACCAACCAATTATCTTATCAGATATAACATCTAAACTTTTACAAGTTAAAGGTGTTCAATCTGTAGTTAAACTTGAAATAGTAAATAAACAGGGTGGAAGTTATTCTCCTTATGGCTACGATGTAGCAGGAGCTACTAGAAATGGTAATGTATACCCATCATTAGATCCAGCTGTTTTTGAAGTAAGGTTCCCTAATACAGATATTCAAGGTAGGGTAGTTACTCAATAATATTTATTGAAAATTATAAAGTATGAATTTAGATAAATTAAAAGGACACATTCCTGATACAGTAATTGCACAGATTCCTGATGTGATGACTAAGTTTGGTATTGATACACCAGTAGAAGTAGCACACTTTTTAGCTCAATGCGGTCACGAATCAGGTGGATTTAGGGTTGTAAACGAAAATCTTAATTATTCTGCTAAGGGACTTATGGGTATATTTAAAAAATATTTCCCAACCCCAGTATTAGCTGAACAATATCAACGTAAACCTGAAAAAATTGCAAATCGCGTTTATGCATCTCGTATGGGTAACGGTGATGAGGCTTCAGGTGAAGGTTTTAAATATCGTGGACGTGGTTATATCCAATTAACAGGTAAGCAAAACTATACAGCATTTGGTAAAGCAATTGGTGTTGATATTGCTGCTAATCCTGATTTAGTTGCTACTAAATATCCGTTATTATCCGCTGCTTGGTTTTTTTCTAAGAATTGTTTAGCTAAATGTAAAGATGCTTCTGATGCATCTGTATTAGCCGTGACTAAATGTGTTAACGGTGGTACGATTGGCTTAGCTGATCGCCAAAAACACTTCAAAGAATATTATCATTTATTGGCGTAAAACAGTTTAGTAGCTACTATATTTATACGTAGTAATTACTAACTATGGCCGTTTATAAAATATTCCCCGAAAAGAGCGCGACTCTTTACTCATTTTATCCTGCTTTAAATACAGGACTAGACGAAATACTAGAGCTTAGTATTTATCAATCTATTGATGAAACTGGTGAGGTATCTCGTCCAGTAATCCAATTCCCATCAGATCAAATAAAAGATATTGTTCAAAATAAAATTGGTAATAAAACTTTTGACGCTTATCTTAAATTGTATTTAGCTAATGCTTCTGCAATTCCTTTAGATTATACTATATTTTGTCATCCAATAGCGGCCGGTTGGAATCAAGGTACAGGAAGATTAGGAGATTCACCAGCTGTTTCAAATGGTGTAAGCTGGGAATACACAAACGAATCAGGAAGTAATTTATGGATACAAGGTAGTTTTCCTCCACTTGTAACAGGTTCATATAATAACACTGTTGGTGGAGGTACCTGGTATAGTAGTTCAGTATATCAGGCTACACAATCTTTTACTTTTATATCTGAAAAAGATATAGAAATGCAAGTTACAAACACCGTTAAAGCATGGTATAGTAGCTCTATTGGATTAACAGGAATAACTAATAATGGATTTATTTTAAAACATTCCTCTTCTTTAGAGTTTTCAACTGCTTCTGTTTTTGAATTAAAATACTTCTCAGATACTACTCATACTATTTACCCACCATCCTTAGAGCTTAGATGGGATGATTCATCTTATTCTAATGGTACATTAACAATAGTTACATCTAGTTATTGTGTACCTACATTAAATAATAACAAAGGTGAATATCAACAAGATTCAGTTCAACGTTTTAGAATTGCTGTAAGAGATATCTACCCTCCAGTAGTATTTAGAACAGTATTGAGTTTTGCTAACCAAAAAGCTTTACCATCTTCTTCATATTGGTCAATAAAAGATTTGGATACTGAAGAAATTGTCGTAGATTATGACACATTATACACTAAAATTAGCTGTGATTCATCAAGCAATTATTTTGATGTTTACATGAATGGACTGGAACCAGAACGTTACTATAAAATACTTCTAAAATCAGTAATGAATAACGGCGAAACAGTAGTGTTTGATAATGATTATATTTTTAAAGTTGTAAGATAATGTCTCAAATACCAGTACAAAAAACTGTATTTAGTAAAGACTCTTTTTCAAAAGTAGTAGACACCCAATTTAGCCAACTAATTGGTGCGGGTGAAGAGGAATTATCTTTTTCAGTTGAAGATTTTTTTGAACTATATGATCAATTATTTTATCAAATCCCAACTGAAGGAGAAACAAACTCACATCGATTTATTTTACAACGTGAGGCAGATTATTTAGGTGTATCTATTAGTCAAGAAGATGTTCAAGCACTATTAGATGAAATTACTGCTTTAAGGCAACAAGTACTTGATGCCCAAACAACAATAAATGAACTAACTAAAGCAACAAGCAATAGGTAATGGCTGATAATATTAAAATAGTAGGTGAAATATTAAATACACAAGAGATTCCTCGTTATAATGTAGATGATCTTAATTTATTATCTCCATTTTTAATTAAAGAAGATTTTGGGCAACAAAATGATTACATTGAGTATTATGTTTATGATGCTGAAGGTAATTTATTAGAAATAAACTATAACTATAAAAGTTTCAAATTACCTACTACCTCGTATATGGATCCAGTTAATGGATCTTTACCTATAATTGAAATAGATCCTATTAAAGATCTTCAAAATTTAGGTTACTCATCAGGTGAATTTAATGTTCGATATAATTTCTTTAATAATACTATTTCTAACGCTGATCAACAAGGTTTATTTTTAAAAGAAGTATCTGCTGATAGAACAGAAATAAGAATAGGCTCTACTACTTTAACTAATGAACAAATTGAAAGTGGTTCACTAGCAATTTTAAATTCATACTCAAGCTCAGTTTACTTTGTTGACTATATTATTAACTTTGGAGATAATGTACAGTCTATAGCTGTTAATACGGCTTTAAATAAACTTGAAAGCGGATACGAAATATTATTTAAATTATATGAACCTTTACCAGGTAATATTTCTGATAAATCTACATTATGGATAGTAAAGGAAAAAGTTAATCCATATGTTTTTAATATTAATTTAGATAGATTAGTTTTACCTCCACCTGTTCCACAATTAAAAGGCCCTAATTTTGCTATTGATATTCCTAATCAAAATAATGTAGCTACTTCGTATCAAACCTTTAATAACTTAGTTACTAGTATTAATACTATATCTACATCATCATATCAGCAATTTTTAAGTTTAGTTACCTCACAAAGTATTGATATTAATACAGATTATTTTGATTTTAATAACTTTGTATTTTTTAGTTCAGCTAAAAAACGAATAACAAACTTTTATGATAAAGTAAAACAAATAGAAGATTATAAAAACGATATTGTAAAATATACAATTTCATCTTCTATTTATCCTAGTATGATTGCTGATTTAAATAGAGCTACTGCTAGTATAAATGAATTAATTGCTGGGTTTGATGGGTTTGAGTATTATTTATATTTTGAAAGTGGATCTACTTTAACATCTTCTTTAGATTATAA